CATTGTATATTATGACATCTTGCAATCTCTCTTGTAAGTTCTTTACTAGGATTCTTTTGATATTCTTTTTTCGCCTTAATCATTCTTTGTTTAAAAGTAACACGGTCATTGTACATCTTTTCCATCATTTCAGGTAAGAAACCTTGACTATCATTTTTAAACTTTGCACCATTAGGTGTAATACAAGCACCCTCTGTTTTAAGATAATTAAGTGGTACTTTCATATCAATCATTCTATTTACATCAACACCTTGACCACTTTCACCTAGTATTTTTTCAGGCGATATATTATATTGTATAATAATATGTGGATATAGTGAGTTAATATCAAACGAAACAATCCAGTCATGGCCACCTAATATTGGTTCTTTTACATAAGCGCCTTCATATTTTGTTTCTTTACTATGTTCTTCTCTTGGTGGCACACATATATTCTTTTGCATTAAATGGTTTGCAATCAATGTGTCCCATACTCTAACTTGTGAGAATATATCATCATAGTTTACTTTTGAATCATATGCAACTGTTAATGATAAGTCAATAAGGCCAAGTTTATCTTCTAATGCGTCAACGATTTCAACATCTTGAATATTATAATCAATAAACTTTTGAAAGTCTTTCTCATAAAACTCTTTAAATGTATCGTAAGGGTTTTCATTCTTTGGTTTATTTAATTCTAACTCACCGATAAAGTCGAGTTTGTAACTCTCTTGTCTTTGTGGTATAAACCATTTGTATAAGTCAAGGTAATCTAACATGGCAACACCATATAGATTATAAACTGTTTGTGTTCTACCTCTTACATTTATTTCTTCTCTATGTGCCAAATTCCAAGGCGACATTCTGTTTGCAACTTTATCACCTGCAATCAGTTTAATTCTATTCATCAAATAAGGTAAGTCAAAAAATTTAGTATTCCAGCCTGTGATAACATCTGGATGATTTTTAATCCAAAACTTCATAAACTCAAACATAAGTTCTTTCTCATGTTTGCATTGAACATAAGTTACATCTGGTCTATCTGTACGATAAGGGCCAACACCCCAAGTCAATATCTGTTTGTTAGATTGATTCTTTACAGTAAGACAAATAATTTCTTCAATAGGATTTTCTACATCTGGAAAACCATTTTCACAGGTAGTTTCTATATCAAGTGTGAATATTTTTATTAAGTCTTTATCCCATTTGATTTCTTCAGGATGTTCTTGGCCAATATATTGATAATGGTATCTTTCTAAACCATAGATAGGAGAGTTTGCTGTTGCAACCTCTTTACGAAACTTACGAGCAGCCATAATATCTCTAAACTCAATTGGTTTAAGATACTGACCTTGTAAAGTTTTATATTGTGAGTGTTCTTGTGTTAGAGCATAAAGAGTAGGACCAAAGTCTATCTTCTCTTTATATTCTTGGCCTTCGTGTATGCCTCTAACTAAAAGTTTGCCTCTATGTTCTATAACATTTTTATAAAAGTTCATCATTCCTCAAAAATACAATTAATCCATCATCTTCTTGTGTCAAATTTATTTGACAAGCTAATCTACTTACACCTTCTTTAAATCCTTTTTCATACTCTAACAAATCTATTTCAGGTGTATTATCACCTACTTTACCATGTTTGGCAAGCCATTGGTCGGATATATGTACATGACAAGTAGCACAAGCACACGCACCGCCACAATCGGCTGGTATTTCTGGTATATCAATCTTTGAATAAAATTTAGCCGCCTCCATAAGAGAGGCACCAGTTTCTACTTCAACTGGTATCTTACTACCATTTCTTACAAAGTATACCGTTATCATTACAACTTCGGTACTTTAGTTTCAGTAATAAGGTCTGGACCACCTGGTGTAATAATACTACTTGTATTTTTTTGATACGAAGCTAGTATTTCTTTTTTTGGTTTAACTGTTGTCACCACCTTGTCTTGTGCAATTGTAATTTTATCCTCATCTGCATATGGCATATAAGGCGTCATCATCAATTGTACTGGTTGACCTGGTGCTGATTGTGTGGGAATGATAACAAAAGGTTTTTCAAAATTATAATTACCAGTAGTATCTTTATCTAACTTGGCAATTACATCTTCACCTGTTTGCAATCTTACGATTTTCACATCTGACATAATATCTCCTTCATTTTATATATTATAACACAACTTGCTTAGTTTGGCAAGCTGTACTTTGTTGTAATCACATATTTTCGTTGTGGGTTTACCATAACATTTAATCTATTCATAAATGCTCTGTCAAGTAAGATAGGTGTTCTATCTTCTCTATCATCAATGGTAAATTCTACATCTTTATAGAAGCCACCGGCGAATTCTACATCTAGTTTTACGACATATCGGTCTTCGGCATAATCTCTTAAACCGCCTACATTAATACTCTCTACTTTTACAATATCACTTGTAATTGTTTTACCTAGTAAAGTCCATTGTACCTTTTTATTAGACATTGGTTTAATCTTATCAGCATGAATTACTGGCATACCAGAGTTACCTGTATCAAATTTAGATACTATCTCACCAAAAGGTTTGATTGTAAGTATTTCTTTAAAACCACATTCTGTTGGTACTGTAAATCTGTTTTCTTTATTTGCAAAATGTTCGATAACTTGTTTTGCAATATTTTGACCTGTAGCTTCTTCAATACCCTCTGTACCAGGTGATGAGTTTACTTCAAGAAAATAAGGTGGTTGTTTTTCTCTATTCTTACTAGGTATATAATCAACAGCAGTCCAATAACCACCAACTGCTTTAGAAGCTTTTAAACATTCTTCTATTTCTAATTCTGTTAGTTCTATTTTTTCTGGTTTAGAACCTTGCGATTCATTTGACCTGAAATCTCCCTCAATTACTGGTCGTTTCATAGCAGCTAAAAATTTACCACCTAATATATGTACTCTGACATCATATTCTGTTTTAATATATTCTTGTACTAATAGGTCTGCGTCTTCATCTTGTTTATGAATAAGTTGTACTATTGAATCTAAACCTTTTTCACTATCAACAAATAACACACCAACACCTTTACTACCTCTTAATGTTTTCATTATAAGAGGAAACTTAATGCCTGATTCTGCTACTTGTTCGTTTGATTTTTCGGGGTCGTTAATTAATTTTGTTTGTGGTTGTGTTAAACCATAATCTGCAAGTCTTAATGCTGTTCTATACTTGTCAGCACACATATTAATAGTAGTTCTAGGATTTACAAGTGTTGCGTTGGCTCTTTCTAAAATAGAAACAAAGTCCATCCAACTATCTTTTCTAGTTATAGAACCTCTTATAACTGCAACTGTCATAGCGCCAACTTCAAAACCTTTTTTATCATCTTTGTTATGAAATTTACGGACACCATTTTCAAAAGTAGTATAACCACCTGTAAGTTTAAAAAGGTAATGTGGATAACCTAACTTATCACATTCTTCCTTTAATCTATCAGCAGTATGAAAAGTCTTTGCTTCTTCAGGCTCATCTGTTACAATCAAAAGCCTTAAAAAAGGTTTCTCTTTTTCTTCGGTTATATAATCTTTAAAATTAGCTACTTGCATTATTGCTATCTTGTTCCGGACTTTCTTTATCTTCGCTTTTCTTACCTATATTATACTTAGCAGATAAGTTCCATTCTTTTTTTTCTTTGAATGGTAAAACTTTTATTTGACTTAAAGGTGCTTTATCGTCTGCATTTGATTTAACAACTATGTCAATTAAATTCCAGTCTTGCAATAAAATAGCAATTGTATTTCTTCTTTGAATATCATTAGCAACTAGTGTAGCCTTTTTGCCATCTAAAGCAAATAATTCTTTGAAGTGTACTATGTAATACTTACCTTGTTTGTGTAAAATATGACAAGATTGGTATAATGTTTTATCTTTTCTACTTGCAACACCAATTCTTGTAAGGGTTTCTCTGACTTTTAAGAAGTCGTCTGGTTGTTTAATGGTGACCTCTAACATACTATCCGGTGACCATGAAATTTCTTCACTCATTTTTTTCTTCTCCCGCCTTTGTCTAGGCTTATTTTTATATCGTCAATTTGTTTGTCGGTTAATATGCTTAAAGCCTCTTTTGCTTTCTCATTACTATAACCATAATACTCTTTGACATAATTAATATTTTTCAATTTGGCTTGTGATAACCACTTGCCACCAAATCGCTTACTCTTCCTGATACTATTTATGTAAAAATGAAACTGAAGCTTCTTATCCAAGAAGTGATAACCATTCATTTCATTTGCTTGAGCAAT